TGCTTACCTAAGTAAATCTTAGCTGAAGCTTAGAGCGCCAGTAGTTACTTCTACTTTCTCTAAGTAATCTGCTGCGTTACCTAGTGATGACGCTGTGTTAGATAGCTCAACGTAACCATAACGTGTCATAAAGCTGACAGTTGGCTCGAATGTAGCTGGATCTAGTACAACACCACTGCTCATTAACGGAATGTATGGGCAGTAGAATGCTGCTGCGTCTGACTCAGATGAACCTTTGTAACCAATAAGTACATCGTCGTCTGCTGCGTAAGTGTTTACGTATACTTTCATTGCATTGTTTAAAGTACCAACCATCTTAGTGTTAGTTGGAGCTTCGAATGCGCCTTCAGTTGTACGTGCGAACGCTGAAGTAGTTGCAGACTGAAGAACAGTTAGCATTGTTGGGCTAACTACACACCAGTTACCTGCGCCACGTCTTGTACGCTGTGCAATTCTGTTGCTTGCTCTGTTGATTAGAACTGCAAGTGCTGCGTGTTCGTCACCAACAAAAGTTGCTGTACCAGATACTGCTGACTGATCGTATGAATCAGTACCTGTACCTGCTAGGCTTGAAAGTGAACCAAGAACCTCTTGATCGATTTCAGCGGTAATTTCTTGAGCTAAAGCAGCCATAATTTCTGCTTCAACATCAATACCATGCTGTGATTGAGCATCTTGAGCTGCTTCAAACGTCCAACGAGCACTCAACTTACGAGTTTTCGCTTCGACAGTTTGTTTCAAGATCTGAATTGACATTCTGTTACCAGCTGCGCCTTCTAAAGATGCAGTTGATGCTGGTGCGTTAGTACCGTCACCTGAATATGCTTCAGCAATCTTGAATGGGCTAAGAGCCTCTTCACCTGCTGTTGCGCCTGCGGCGCCTGTGCCTACAGTGTCGCTATAGCGAACACGTAGAGTGTGGATTTGACCCACTGGTCCTGTCATAGGCTGTACACCAACTAACTCGTTAGCAATAACGGTTGGCATAACACGTCTGATTACAGGTAGGATAACACGATTAAGTGTTGCAACGTTACCGGCAGAAGTAGCACCTGCTGTTGCACTTTCTGACAAATACTTGCGAGTATTTTCTAAAGTAGCAGCCATTACAGATTTCTTGTTTCCATCTAGGCCTTCAAGAAGTGCTGTCTTCGTATCCTGCCAGCGACTTTCTAGTAGTTCTGACATTTTTTTCTCCTTATTTTAATCCTGCGAGACGCTTAATGTCAATTACGTTATGTGCGTCTGCGTTAGTAGTTGTTGTAGCTTCCACGCTACGATTGCCTGTTACTTCTTTTGCCTCTGTTAATGCTGCCTTCTGCTTGGCTGGACCCTTTCCATCGATAACCGCTGGTAGGTATTTGTCAAACGCCGAACGTAGTTTGGCTGTTTGCACTGATTCCAGTAAGTCTGTCATAATTTCCTTTTGATCCTTTGATAAAGGAGCAATTAGATCATTAATTGTGTCTTTGCGTGTTGCTGCTTCCATTAATGCTTTCTTCTCAGTTTCCTTTGATTCAGCTAGTTTAACGGCTTTTTGTGCTTAACTTTTGCCTCTGCTAATTGCTTGTCCTTAACTTTAAGAACTTTCATTAGTTTGGCTGTCTCAGATTTTTCATTTAGGTAGCTAGTTGAATATTCGTTAGCAAATGCTTCGAATAGTCTGCGACCAAAGTCATTTCTACGTGCTTCTTCAATGTCTTCTTTAAGAGATGTAATCTCTTGTACAAGACCTTTAGAAACAGTTTCTGCAACTTTAGCTGCGCCTTTCTTAATGAATGCATTCTGGACTTCTGCAAATTTTGTTTTTGCTTCACGAATTAGTTTAACCTTAGTTTCAGCAAGGTCCTTCTTGTCTTCGTGGAACTCAGCAATTTCTTTTGAAAGTGCTTCAACAACAAATTCCTCAAGAGTTGCAAATTTCTCTGCAATCGCTTTTTGGTCTTTGTGTAATTCTGAAACTTCTTCGCTTAGTTGCTTAGTAACAAATTTTTGCAATACATTTGCGTTTTCACGCATTTTTACTGCATACTTTGCTTTAGCTTCTGCAAGTTGTTTACGGTCTTCTGCAAACTCTGCAATTTCCTCTGCTAGACGCTCAGAAACAAGAGTGTCTACAGCTTCAACCATTGTTGACTTGTCGTGCTCGTATTTTTTAGCGAACTCTTCACGCAACTCAGCTGTTACTGCTTGACGATTTTCTTTAATCTTGTTATTCCAAGCTTCTTCAATTTCAGAACGCACTTCTTCTGAAACTACATCATTTTCAAAAAGTGTTTTTAGTGCATCCAACATAGTATTCTCCTTTTTATTGGAGTCGACTGATTATGTTAATCAGCGATTCTTTTAAGTATTTTTGTGCCTTGTCATCATGCTTAGTTGCTTGTGCCAGTTCGTATGCCTTATACCCACCACGAGTATTCATTAGATGCTCGTAAATAGGCGTTGGATACGCCCCTGGAGCACTAGGTTGAGCGACCATATCAACAGTGATGATTTCAAAATCTGAAACTTCACCTGATCCGTCCTCTTTAACATTACCGCTACCACGACTGGAAACACCTAGTCTAACACCACTTTGTATCATGGTGCT